TATTATTTCTACAAATGTAAAACAAATAGGAGAAGGTGATTTACAATTTTTAAAGACCACAAAAAGAACGGTGTCAGCCATTACTCTGTATATGCCAGATACACTACTATTTAATTTTACACAGAGTTATGACCAGTTGAATATTGGCAATACAATACCAGGTCAACTACTAGCTGCAGGTGCAAATAATATAGATGCAATTAGAAAAGGTTTTGCTGAAGCGAAAGGTGGTAGTCTTTCTGGGGTAGCGGATGCGGCCAAAGGAATTGATTTTGCAGGTGCAGGAGCTCAAGCTGGTCAGTTTGCATTTGCAAAAGGTTTACAAGCTGCAGGTCAAGGTGCAGGTGAGTTGGCATTTTTAAAAGCAACGGGTAATGTGATTAACCCAATGTTAGAGATGATTTATCGTTCACCTAACTTTAGGTCGTTTCAGTTTGATTTTACTTTTTATCCTAGAGATGAAAAAGAAGCATTAGAAGTACAAAAAATATTAAAACAATTTCAGTTTCATCAAGCACCAGAGAAATCATCAGTCGCAGGTTTCTTAGTACCACCATCACAATTTGATATAGAATTTTTGTATGCGGGTAAACAAAACCCAAACATACCAGCGATTGCACCAGCTTGTATACTTACAACAATTGATATTAACTATGCACCACAAGGTGCAAGTTTCTATGAAGTGCCAGGTGAAGTAAGTCCAACTTTAGGTGGTACTGGTATGCCATTTGCAGTAAATCTAGTTCTACAGTTTCAAGAGACTGTTTATCTTACTAAAACTGATCTTGAACTTGAAGATGGTGCAAAAGGAACAGATAACAACAACATGGTAGCACCAAATGATACATCTTCTTATTACAATCCTTAAGGCTAAAACATGGCAAGATATTTTAAACATTTTCCGAAAACATTTTACACATTAAATGATGATTCACCAGGTCTTGATTCAGTTACAAACATATTAGCTAGATTTTCGATAGAACCAAATCTATTAGAAAATACAAATGTTTTTTACCCTTATGATGTTCAAGATACTGATACACCTGAAATTATTGCAAGTAAAATATATGGTAGTTCAGAAAAACATTGGGTTGTTTTATCGTTTAATAAAATTGTAGACCCACAATGGGACTGGCCTCTAAACGATAATAATTTTATAAAGTATGTAAATAACAAATATACGGCTGATGCAGATACAGCAAATGGTGAAACAGGTATAGCATATGCTTTAAGTGAATCGAATATTCATGCTTATTTTAAAACTGTAACAAGAACAATAAGTGCTGGTGCATCAAATAGAGAATCTGCCAGTAGAAGCCAAATCATAGAAAAATTAGAAGTAGATGCAACCACATGGGCAACTATAGGGGCTTCAACAAACACTTTTACTTTGAAAGATGGCAACCAAGTAACTGAACAGGTAACGAAATCAACTGAAAGTTATTACACATATGAGTTTAACGAGAATGAAGCGAAAAGATCAATCAAAATATTGAAACCAAATTTTCTTTTAGAGTTAGAAAAAGAATTTAAAGGAGTCTTTTTAAGGTGAGTCTATCAGTAACCGATTCGCAACAATATTATATAAATGAATTAGTGATTGTATCTAAAATTGGAAATATAGATATAGTACCAATTTTTAGTGAGATTAACATATACGATTCAGTTTATATTTCTAATATGAGCGGTAATATTGTGATAGATGATAGCACAGGTCTTTCATCTAAACTTTTATTTGATGGCTCAGAAACTTTATTATTAGATATGTGCAAATCAAAAGGCTCAGAAATCGGTCAAATCAAGAAAGCATTTAGAATTTACAAACAATCAAACAGGGTATCTGAGGGTGAGAGTAAAGAAAAATATGTTTTAAATTTTGTATCTGATGAATTTATTTTTTCAGACCAACAAAGAGTTAATCAATCATATAGAATGCCTTATGTAAATATGGTTGAAAGAATCTTAATTGATTACTTAAAAGTACCACCTTCAAATTTAGGTGGTATCTATGAGCAAACAGCTGGCGTTCGTGATGTAATTATACCCAACTTAAAACCAATAGAAGCTATAAAATGGCTTACGAGAAAATCAGTAAATATGGATAACTCACCATCCTTCTTGTTTTTTCAAAACATAATTGGTTATAACTTTGTTTCACTTTCTAAATTATTATCTGAGCCTGATATTTTAGATGTTAGATTTGAGACTAAAAATAAAAATCAAAAAGGTAATTCATTTGATGAAATGTCAACTGCAAGATCTTATGAAGTTGTAGGACAAAATGATATAATTAAAAAAACTAGATCGGGAGTTAATGCTGGTACATTTATAGGATTTGACCCAATAACTCGTATGATCTCAAGAAGAAAATTATCATATCTAGATCATTATGAAAACATGAAACATTCAAACAAAACACCAAATTTTAGTGCATATGAGAATAAAGATGGTATTTTAAACTCTGCTATGTATGATTCAAGAATAGTTTTAGACACATTTAGCACAGCTAGACAATTAAGTAATTATGTAAAAACACACGATCCCGAATCATTAACGTATGGCACTAGAACAGAGGATTATGCTTTTCAAAGAAAAGCCATATTTGAAAATCTAAATTCAAAAAGAATTAAATTGGTTATGCCAGGTAATTTTCAATTATCATCTGGCTTTAATGTCAATCTAAATATACCAACTTTTGGTGAAAAAGATAAAAATGAAGAGAATAGAGATGTGAGTTTAAGTGGTAAATACATGATAGTAGGTACAAGACATATTATTAACAAAGATCAACATGAAACAATTATAGAGACTGCTTCAACAACTTCGGAACTTGATGCTATAATTACAAATACTAAAGATCAAACAGAAGCACTAGACACTTATCAATAATGAAAGAACAAGAACAATTTTTAGGTAAAGAAGGTTTTATTTGGTGGACAGGTATTGTTGAAGATAGACAAGACCCACTTAGACTTGGCCGTTGTAGAGTGAGATGTGTTGGTTGGCACCCAAATGATAAAATGAGAGTGCCTACATCTCAACTGCCGTGGGCTCAGTTAATGTTACCTACAAATAATCCACACCCATACCCACCTAAAGAGGGTGATATGGTGTTTGGATTTTTTCTTGATGGTGAAGGTGGCCAAGATCCAGTAATATTAGGGGTTTTTCCAAGTATACCTCTTCAAGAGCCAAATCCCCAGGAAGCATTTAACGACCCCAGGACACAAGAAGAGTTAGACATTGCACCAATTAAACCAGTAACTCCTATAGCTGGCTTGGGACCAATAAATCCAGTTGCAAACAATTACCCTAGAAATTTAGATGAACCAACGACTTCAAGACTTGCAAGAAATGAAACTGTGGATATAGAATCGGCTGTGTCTTTTAAAAAAGCTAGAATTACAGAAAACGATACATCATCAGTAGAACCTGCGCCTTTATACAATGCAACATACCCATATAATAAAGTGTATGAATCTGAGTCTGGCCATGTCATGGAGTTTGATGATACAAGAGATAATGAGAGAATACATCTATACCACCGTGCAGGTTCGTACATGGAGTTCAATCCTAATGGTGATAGAGTAGAACGAATACAGAGAGATAAGTTTACTGTGGTCGTCAAGGACGAGTCTGTATTGATACAAGGAGATGTGAATATTCAAGTAGATGGCGACTATAATTTAAACGTAACAGGCGATGTAAAGATAAACGGACAAACAATCAATCTTAACAATGGTTCACAAGGAGCTGCAAGAATCGGTGATACGGTGGCAGACGTTGACCCAGTAGGAGATGGCACAATATCTTCTGGTTCAGGCACAGTTAAAATTGGAGGTTAGGTATAAATAGAAGATGGCAGAGATAACAATAAAAAGTAATAGAGGTTTTACGGACTTGGATTTAAATTTTAATATTCACCCAACAACAAAGGATATTAATAAATTTAAAAACGAAAACGCAGTAATCAATTCAGTTAAGAATTTAATTTTAACGAATCATTACGAGAGACCATTCCAGCCCGACCTAGGTTCAAATTTAAAAAGATTACTTTTTGAACAAGTTGATAATGCTACAGCAGCTTTACTTGAAAGAGAGATCACAGAGACAATAGAAAATTTTGAACCAAGAGTACAAGTAAAAGATGTTACAGCTAGTGGTTTTCCAGATGAAAATGGATATAAAGTTGAATTAACATTTTATTTAATAAACAATCCAGACCCAATTTCAGTAGATTTCTTTTTAGAGAGAGTAAGATAAATGGTAGACCGACTAAGAGTAACAGAGCTTGATTTTGATACAATCAAGAACAATTTAAAATCATTTTTACAACAACAAGATGAGTTTAGTGATTATGATTTTGATGGTTCAGGTATGTCAATTCTACTTGATATTTTAGCATATAATACTCATTATAATGCGTACTATTTAAACATGGTCGCAAATGAGGCTTTTTTAGATACTGCGTTACTTCGTGAATCGGCCGTTTCTCATGCTAAAACTTTAGGTTACACACCACACTCTAAAAGGTCACCAACTGCAACAATCACAATGACTGCAAATGTAGCCAATCTTCATACTGGCACTTGCACGGTTCAGGAGGGTTATTCATTTTTATCAGATCAAATAGATGGTAAATCTTATAACTTTGTTGTTTTGAAAGATACAACTGTTACAAAAACAGATAGAGGTGAATATATTTTCACAGACTTGGCGATAAATGAAGGCCAGATTGTTACAAATCAATTTACTTTTGTTCAAAGCTCTAACCCTAAACAGGTATTTACTTTACCAGACAAAAATATAGACACAACAACAATTAAGGTTGCGGTGCAAGATACCTCATCAAACACGGCTCTTAAAATTTATAATAAAGTTGTTGACACACTTAATGTTGATGGTACATCAGAGGTCTATTTTATAAACGAGAATAGAGATGGTAATTTTGAAATATATTTTGGTAATGATAGTGTAGGTAAAAAGCTAGGAGATGGCTCTACAATAACTGTTACTTACTTGGTTACAAATGGCATAGCTGCCAATAAAGCAAATAATTTTGTTCAAAAATCAACTTTATCAGACTCTAATGGTGAAGATACGTCAATCACACTTACACCAATTGCAGCTGCCTCTGGCGGATCAGATAAAGAATCAGTTGACTCTATAAAATTTTCTGCACCAAATCAATTTACAACGCAAAATAGACTTGTAACTAAAAAAGATTATGAGACAACCATTTTACGAGAGGTGCCAAGTATCGACTCTATTTCAGTATGGGGTGGTGAAGAAAATGTGCCAGTTGTTTATGGTCGAGTTTTTATATCATTGAAGCCTAAAGATAATTTTTTTGTATCTGAATCTGAAAAGCAAAGAATTATTGATAACATAATCAAACCAAAGGCTATCATATCAGTAGAAGCTGAGATAGTTGACCCAGAATTTACTTTTATATTACCAACAACAAATATAATTTTTGATAGAAAGAAAACTACCCTTTCAGATGAGGCCTTTAAAAACGCAGTTAAAAATTCAATCATAAGTTATAACACATCAAATTTAAGTAAATTCAATAGTAAATTTTCATTGTCTAAACTTTCTAAATTCATAGATGACACAGATACAAATGCCATACTAGGTTCTGAAACGTCAATCAGATTACAAAAAAGAGTTACACCTACAATTGGTGTAGATAATTATACAATAGATTTTGGTGAAAGATTAAAAAGAGGCACTACAAACGAGAAATTAGTCTCTAGTCAATTTAGTGGTTTTGATGCAGGTGGGGCGGCTAGAACTGTGCAATTTGAAGAAGTGCCACAGTCATCAACGGGTGTTTCACGAATTAATGTTGAAAATCCAGGTTTTGGATATACTGAAGCGCCAGATGTAACAATCATTGGTGATGGTGTCAATGCAACCGCTTTCGCTGAAATTAGTGGTGGTGAGATTACAAGAATAGTATTGAGTAATAGAGGATCTGATTATACAACTGCTTCAGTAGAAATAAGTGGTGGTAATGGCTCAGGTGGTGAAGCTACAGCCATTGTTGATTCAAGAAATGGCACAATCAGAAGTGTTTTCTTTGATACAGATGGTAATAGACAAATTATTAATGATAGTATTGGAGAAATAGATTATGAAACAGGTATCATAACAATTAGTTCAATCAATATCACAAGTGTTGCAACAGCAGATGGGTTATTAAGATTTACGATAGGTTCTGAAAGTGGTGTTGTAGAATCTACCAGAAACAATATAGTTACGATTGACGTAAATGATAGCTTAGCTATCACAACAACTCTTGAGGCAGTAGATTAATGGCACATGAGTCTAATACCTCAACATTAAAAACCTCATTATTAATAAATCAGCAAGTTCCTGAATTTGTGCGAGAGGAACATCCTCTCTTTATTTCTTTTTTAGAGGCATATTATGAGTTTCTTGAAAATGAACAAGGCTCTCAGAACAATGATGGCACAAAAATATCAAAAGATTTAAGATTTGTTCAAGATGTTGACTCTTCGATAGGTGCATTTGAATCTAATTTTCTCAACACTTATGCAAACTTAGTACCAAAAGACGCCATAGCCGATAAGTCATTTTTAATAAAAAATATTTTACCAGTTTATTTAGCAAAAGGTAATAAAAAATCATTTGATTTCTTGTTTAGACTTTTATACGGACAAGAACTGGATATTAGATTTCCTAAAGACCAGATATTAAGAGCATCAGATGGTGATTTTACAATTGAAAGAGTTTTAAGACTTAGGGACTCTGTATCATCTTTTTATATTGGTGATGGCACAACAAATATTTTTAATTTAGCACAGCCAGTCTCAGAAGATGAAATTGTTGTTAGAATAAATGGCGATAAACAATTTTCAATTTCAGATGCAAATACATCAGCTGCATTTCATACCAGAAAAGAAGAAAGAAAAATAGTATTTACTAATCCACCACCAGTAAATGCAGATGTTCGTGTTGAGTATAATGATTTTTCAGAGTCAATTTTAACAAATCGAAAAGTAGTTGGTGCAAGATCAAACGCATCAGCCTTAGTTGAATCATCTGTGCCACGATTACTTGAATCACAAAGATCGATAGAGGCATTTTTAAATAGAAAAACAATTAAAGGCACATTTTCTCAAGGTGAACAAATATTAACAAATATTGTTGATGACAAAGATAATATTATTGAACTCTCTTGTAATACAACATCTTCATTAGAAATAATTAGTGTTATAAGCGGTGGTTCAGGTTACAATATAGGTGACCCTGTTTTAATCACCGCAGGTGGTTTTGAACAAAAGGGTTCAGCTGAAGTATCAGTCGTAAGAAGTGGATTTTCTGATAATGCAAATATAAATTTTGGAGGCACAGGGTTTAAAGTTTCAGATTTAGTTGTCGGCAGGTCAGGTGATGCACAGTCAACATTTGCTGTTGCATCAGTAGATTCTGATATAAAGGCTCATCAAAATACCTTTACACTATCAACAACAAAAATAGATGAAATAGATATTAACCAATCACTTACAAGTGATGATTACGGTTTCCTTGCAAACGTAATTGCGGGTAGTGGTACAACTGGATTATCTGGTATAGTGCTTGATTCAGTAAGTGGTAACACTACTATTAACCCTGTAACTGGTGGTGTAGGTGCAAAATATGAAGAGAGGATTGTGTCTAACACCTCAAACCTACAACAATTTGCTAACTCAACAATAAGACCAGTTTTTCATTATGTAAGTGGTAACAGCTATACTGGTGACATACAGTTAGATGAAATATATGTTGGTGATGGTTTAACTGGTAATATTGCAAACTTCACCTTTGAACAAGTGCAAGTCGGTTTAAATGAAGGCACCGGTACACTTGGCTGGCAAACAAGCACAGCTAATGTCAATACTT